CATTATATGATTTTTTGTGATGTGAATTTAATATAAAGAAAAATAATATATTCGTATATTATAAGAGTTATGCCTAAAGTTATTACACAACAACATCTTCAAAAAAGGTTAGAAATCGTCCAAAAACTTTTTGATATTCTAAAAATTAATGACGCCAATAATAAATTCTATCTCCGAGAACTAGACAATAGTGTTGAAATGCAAACCCAAATTATGGCTCTCGAAAATGATATCAAAGAATGCTTTTTATGCGGGGAATGGACCTGTTTTAAAAGAAAAGATGCAACTAAACGACTGGCTCTGTCTATTGTTAAAAATGTTTTAAAACATGCAAATTATGAAGTTTTACCTTGTAAAAGAACATACAAAGATGAAAATAATAATGTTGTCGGTCAAGAAACTGTGTATAATGTATCAATTAAATTATAAAAAATTGATTTAATTATCCGTTTATTCCATTATAAATAAATATTATAGTATTATATATTAATACCATAATATGAATTATCGTCAAAAACAATTTCTGAAGCAATTAAAAGTCCTTGAGAAGAAACCGACAGAGCCTCCCGATACAGGACAGCTTTTTTCACATGATATTAGTCAATCAGGTCATAAATCATTTTTAGTTACAACTTATCAAAAGATTTATAGTTATCTCAATCAGACCAATCTATGGTATGAAGATCATACATTTAATACCAATATTAAATTACATATTGATATAGATTATGACTGTAAATATAACTCTGAATTAGAAAGAGACGAAGAAGCAGATATTATTATTGGCAAAGTAGTTGATGCTGTCAATACTAAATTAAACGATGAATTAGAAATAGTTAATTCACCCATCATTGTTATGATATCAGACACTCTTAAAAAATTATCACTGCATATAATCTATCCTGAAGTTATTTTTACTTCTATGTTGGAAATGGAATTATTTATGGAAAATGTTTCATCATATGTTGATATGCGTGTTTATAAAAGAGCAAGACCGTTTCGTATGCCATTAAATAGTAAATATGGTAAATACAATCCATTACAGTTTTATACATCTTTTAACTATGTTAAACCATCTGATAATTTTAAACTATTTTATGATAGTTGTATATGTTCGGATGGCGAAGGATATATTATAGACTATTCACATATGATTACTGAAGTTGTTCCATCTAATGAATTAGTGATTGGATCAAAACCATTATTAAATTATAGACCACATAACGACGCACCAAGATTATACCATTATGTTAACTATAATTTAACAATGGTTAAAAAAGCACTGGAATCATTAGATGAAAGTGTCCTCTATGATTATAATTCTTGGTTAATTATTATGACATCAATTAAAGATCTATGGTTAGGTATTAAAAATGAAGCACATCGTATTGAATTATATAATATTTTTGATACAATATGTAGTTCTGCTAGTTTAAAATATATACAAAAATATCCTAATAAAAAAATAAATTATGATAGAGATGGCAATTATAGAGCTTTTCATAGTCTTAAACATCATATTATTGATATTAATTATCTATTTAATAAAGCAGAAATGAAATATTTTATACATCCATTTTATGACTACCGTAAAATTATTTTTAATATTGACAATCATACTAACAAAATATTCGCTAATGAAACATATATTAATGATAATATTGTTCCTAAACTTCTAAAATTTAAAAATATATTCATTAAAAGTCCAACAGGAACGGGCAAAACAACACTCCTTAAAAAGATGCTTACACATCTCAAAAACGAAAATATTATTAGTATTATTAGCCGTGTCAATCTTGGTGGGGAGCATTTGAAATTAACTAAATTAAATAAAGACCATTTAGAGGTCAATGTTGGATTATCGTTTTATAAAGATATTACACCACAAGAATATAAAACGTGTAATAAACTTGTTGTTCAACTTGAATCTATTATTAAATGTAATTATAAATTATTCAAAGACGCTACCGTCATTCTTGATGAAACTAATAGTTTATTGAGCCATTTGAGAAGCCCAACTTTTAAAGATAGAAGGGCATCTTGTTATAGATATTTAATTAAAATTATTAAAGACGCAGATACCATCATATGCTTAGACGCAGACCTTAGTGATGACAATATTGAATTCATTAAACAAATCCGCAATACTGATTATATTGTTTATCAAAATGTATGTAAAAATAAGTCGAATGTTGAGGCTATTTTTTATGATTCGTCTTTGAAAACTATTAAAATTATGGCTGAACGTATCCGGAATAAACAATATTTTGTCGCTTGTTTTGACAGTCTCACTATGATGGAAACTGTTTTGGAATATTTAAGTAAGTTCGGCGATCGTTCTGAATGGCTAGTATATAGTTCTGATGAAACTAAGAAGAACCCCGAGAGATTTATTATTGATACTCTTATATGGTTAAAACGCTTTGTGTTTTATACACCATCTATCATTTATGGTCTAGACTTCAATTATAAAGATTATATAGTCGATGTATTTTGTATTATCACTAAATTTCATCTTAATTCAATGCAAGTTTATCAAATGATGACAAGAGTTCGACATATGAATAAAGTCCATGTTTTTTGCCATGAACGATTATATTATCTTAAATATAAATCTAAACAAGATGTAATTGATGAATTTCACGCATATGAAAGAGTTATTGGTTCTCTAATTTCCGGTAAGCAAAAGCAAGATGATTTAGATGAAACACCATATCAAACGATGTATTTCGCTCACACTTATATGGATTCACTATTAAAAACTAATATGAAGGGTTATTTAATGGATATGATGTCAAATAATGGTTACAATATAATTCATGATAATGAAATTATTAATAATGATTTTTTAAATCCTAAACAGTCCATAAAACAAAATATTAATAGTTTTTTAACGGTAGATAATGATGGTAGGAATGCATTTGAAAAAGAACTTTTAGCTGATCCTAAAAAATTAGACAAACATTATAATTTAATGATGTTTATAGATGATAAATATAATAAGAATATTATCGATTTAATCGCCGTCAACCTTCTTACTGAATCAGTCAAAAGTAAAGCAACAAAGATTAAACTTGTAAGTGACTTTATGAAGGACCTCAAGATGGAAACTTTAGATAAATTTAATATAGATGTTATAAGTCGTTTTACAGAACCATTTGTGATCTCTCCATGGTTGAATACAAATCTAAATACTATTAAAAGTATGTTTGATATTAGAGGCAAGAAATATAATACTATTACATTTTATACGATGTATCAACTATTAAATACATTATTGGACAATATGTTTGGTAGTGAATTGTTTGAAACACGGCGTAAAAAAGTTAGTAAAGTTGATTATTTTTGGTATCAATTTAATAAAGAGAGTTACTTAATGCATATTACAGCACAAGAAACACTTGATATCCTCCATATTGATGAATAATATTTGAGCGTGAAAATGCCGCTAAATATTATATGATATAATTATATTCTGCAAAAAAGCGCCGCTAAAATATTGAAACATATAATTATCAAAAATAAAAACTAAGATAATGTTTGGTCCATTTTTTGGCATTCATTTATTATACATCTATAACTACAAAAAATATTCTGCTTGTATCCTTTATTAAATAGATCCATATAATTTAGCCACGAATATGAAACATATATTATTATATCGAACCTTTCACAAAAATATATAATGATATAAAAATATATCATTATATATTTTTATATTAATGGAATTACCAAACAATATGTCAAGAGGCAATATATATTTATTGAGAGTATATCCAAATCATCCTGTTCCTTTATATAAATTAGGTCGTACTAAAAATTTTAAAAAAAGATTACAACAATATGTGCCTTGTGAACCAGAAGTATTACTAGTTAAAAAATGTTACTATGATAATATAGCTGAGAAAGAATTGAAACACATATTTAAAAATACATTTATTCCGAGAAGAGATACGGGTCTTGAATATTTTGGAGGCGATGTTGATGAAATGATTGATAAGATAAATAATTATTTTGAGACAGTTCATGAACCAATGTATGGAGAATATAGTGAGACAGAAAGCAAAGATATTTCTAAAGACGAAACCATTAAAATAATAGTCAAAACATATGAAGAATATATGAAACACACAAGCATATACAAAATCATAATAACTAATAAAGCACAAGAAGAAGGTTATATAAAATTTCGCAATCAAGAGTGGCGTGAAATTGGTAAAAATAAAGAAGAAACATTAGAAGATTTTATAGAAAATAATATAAGATATTTTCATGTACAAATTATAGAACCGATTTTGGAAAACAATCTTATGGATATACATATGATGTATGAGAAATATTTAATATATACAAAACTTAATACACAAGAAACAATAAATTATTGGCAATATCGTCAATTATCAGAAGAAGACAAACAAAAATATTATAAAATATTAACTTGTAAATATAAACACGTAGAAATCGAATATGAATTCGAAAAAATCATGAAAGATATAGTCAAGAAATGTTATACAAACAACCCTGTATATTATGAATTAAAATATCACGAACATGTGTTGTTATCAAGTGGAGACGATTCCAATAAAATTGGATTACAAATTTTGAACTGTATCGAAAATAAATTTTATGATTTTGATGAATATATTGATCGTGGTATAATTACAAATACTCATCGACGTGATTATACAAGTCATAATAAACTTGTTTATGAAAATACAGATATAAAAATCGTAGATAAAATATTAAATATGTTAATAAAAGATAAAAGTAAAAGTAAAATTTTAGAATATAAAAAATTTCTTAATAAAATATTTGTAAATCCATCAAATGAAACAACAATATTTTATGACTACTATAGTAAAGATTCATTATTTACGACATGGTTATGTGATGCATATTATAAAATAACAAATGAAACATCATTAAGAAGTACATATTACTATGATAATCGTAAAGAATGTGACAAAAAAATTAAAAAAAATATACCTCGTTTTGTTGTAATAGAGCATCCTCATTACAAAAATCAAACATCTGAAAAGATAATAAAACACTTTGAAACATTAGGTGTAAAAAATATAATTATAAAAATATGTGATTCACAACAAAATATATATAAAGATACCGATGCATTTGCAGAATTTTTAGATAATAAAAAAGAGATCTATATTAAATATATTTCTGATAAATATAAAAATAAAATAGAAATATCTTATCCCGATGAAATATTTTATAAGAGTAACCTATTATTCTCTAATTTTTTATTATGGGCTTGTTCTGTTATCGATGATATAGAATCACCTGTTATTAATCAGAATAATATTAATATTGATAGTTCTATTGTTAAAGTGCAATTAGATGGTCCAAAAGCAAAAAAGAGACAGAATAAATCAAAAACACCAGTGATTAATATGGAATAAATCTATTACATTACTATTTAAAAAAAATAACCATTACATAGTCTCAATTTGTTAAATAGATCTACATAATTGAGCCATGATATGGAAGACAGTGTTCCTTTTACAAATTTTTTATTTATGATATTATATAAAAATATAATTATATATTTTTATTTATGATATTATATAAAAATATAATTATATATTTTTATATTAATGGAATTAAACACAACACAATATGTATACTGTTTTTCAAATCCATCTTTAGGAAACAATCTAAAGATAGGTTATTCAAGACAATATCCTACTATAAGAGCACAAGAATTATCTAAAACATCTATTCCAACACCGTTTAAAGTTGAATTTATAATACATACAGAAAACGGTTCAAATTTAGAATCTAAAATACATAAACATCTTAAAAATTATCGTGTTACTGAAAAAAGAGAATTTTTTAACATATTAATCGACGAGTTAAAAACAATATTGGTTAATGAAATGGGTCTTGAATTAGATTACAATATTTTAAATATAACACAAGATATAATAATGAATAAAATGATCAATGACTTAAATGAAATATATAACAAACTGAAAAAAGAAACATGTGATTTTGTAAATAAATTAGAAAAAAACGGTGTATTGGATAAATTGTTTTGGGAGGAAGATAACATTTATCAACGCATACGATTAATAGAGAGTGAGATTAAAAACTACGATAGATATATGAATGAATTAAATAATGATTTAAATGGAATAAAAGACAGAATTGGTACTAAAACGATGAAAAGCGATAATAATGACTTAAAAAATATGATGTTACATACAAAAAATAACCTAGATAATTTATTAAATAAAAGTTATAAGTGGGGTTTTTGAAAAAGCCTTATTTAAATTTATTCGAAATAAATTTGTTTTCATATAATCCATAATATTATTTTTGAAAGAGTATAAACACTATATTATATAATTATGTATTATATAATATGGAAACAGTTCGGTTATCAAGCCCATCATTAGAACAACAATATATTATTGAATGTATTGGATCATCAAATGTAATAGTGGATGCTGTTGCGGGTAGTGGCAAAACAACATGTATTTTACATATTGCTCGCAAATATAGTAACTTGAAAATTTTATTAATTACATACAATGCGAAATTAAAGGTTGAGACACGTGAAAAAGTGAGAGAATTAAATATTCTGAATTTGAAAGACAATGTTCATACATACCATTCATTTTGTGTCAAAAATTATAGTGAAAAATGTAAAGAAGATAAAGGAATATTGAAGGTTCTTGAGAACAATACTAGACCGAAATATAGTTATAATTATGATTTAATTATATTAGATGAAGCTCAAGATATTAGTGAAACATATTTTAAATTAGTTAACAAAATATATAATGATAATATGCAATCAGCTAAAATTTGTATTTTGGGAGATATGTATCAAAGTATTTATAGTTTTAATGGTGCAGATCCAAGATATATTAAATATGCGGATCAAATATTTAATTTAAATAATATATCTTGGAATAAATGTCCTTTGTCTGAAAGTTTCCGTATAACAAAAGAGATGTCAGATTTTATAAATAAATGTATGTTGAATAATAATCGTATTATATCAAACAAATTAACAAATATAAAACCAAATTATATTATATGTGATGTATTCGGAGACAGACTCGGTACAAGTAGTATTTCAAGACCGTTTGCCGAAATAAAAAGATATCTAAATATGGGTTATACAGCATCTGATATTTTTGTATTAGCACCATCAATTAAAAATGATGAAACACCAGTAAGAATATTGGAAAATAAAATTAAAGATACTCTAAAAAATATTATGGTGTATGTGCCTATTTCAGATGAGGAAAAAATAGATGAAGAAATTATGCGAGATAAAATTGTATTTTCTTCGTTTCATCAAGCGAAAGGACTAGAACGCAAAGTAGTTTTAGTTTTTGGATTTGATGAAGGATATTTTAATTTTCATGCAAAAGAACATGATAGATATGTATGTCCCAATACATTATATGTTGCAACAACACGAGCTTTAGAGCATTTAACAGTATTTCATCATTATCGAAATAATTATCTTCCATTTATAAATAAAGATGAACTTATAAAATATACAAATTTTGAGCGTAGTAATCTATCCATTACGAAATTTAATTCAAAAAAAAATATTATATCCGTCACAGATTTAGTAAACCATATATCAGTGAATGTTATTGAAGAAGCAATTACATATTTAAATATTATTAAAAAGAGAAATAAACAAGATGTAATTAATATTCCAGTTAAAACAGAACAGATAGATACATTTGAATCAGTATCTGAAATAACAGGAACAGCAATACCATCTTATTTTGAATATATATTAAAAAATAAAATATCTATTTATGATGAATTATGCGATTTAAATTATAATTGCATTGAAGTCAGTGATGGTGATGATTTTATAGATGAAGATGATAGTGTTGTAAATAACTTAGCAATAGAACCCTCAAATATTAAACAATATGAACTGAATAAAATAGATATAAAAAATCTGTCAGAAGATGAATTATTATATATTGCAAACAGATGGTGTTCTTATAAAAGTGGTTATAAATTTAAAGTAGCACAAATTAAAAAATATGATTGGTTATCAAAAGAAAATTTTAAAAAATGTATTGATCGTTTGAATAGTCTAAAATTAACAGCAAATTCATCATTTGAGAAAAAAGTATCAACCGATAATGACAGTAATAAAAATAACATAGTATTACATGGAGAAAGTATAAACGGGTTTATAGACTGTATTGATGGTAACAATATATATGAATTTAAATGCATCAAAGAATTTGATAGTAAACATTATTTACAATTAGCAACATATATGTATCTATATGAATCTCAGAAAAAGAGTGAGATTGATAATGATATTTTTAATTATAAAAAAGAATTAGAAAAAAATGAAAATGAAATTAAAAATGTTGAAAATAATAAAAAATATAAAATAGAAATGTTTCAAAAAAATATTGAGCGAAATGATATTAAAATAAATGAATATACTCGAGACATTGAAAAATTTATTAATGATTCCAATCAAAAATTAGTAAATATCCCAAATAAGACACAAAAAGATATTGAAAAACTTCAAAATAAAATCAAATATAATTTAGACTTAATTGTTAAATACACAAAAAAAGCTGTATGTAAAAGTATGATTCCTAATCTTAAAAAAGAAAATATAAAACATAATGAAAAAATAATAAAACTTCAAAATAATAATATTGATGAAGTAACTGATAATCAGGTTAGATTAAGCAATGAAAAAATAGATGAATTTAAAAAATGTTATAATTCAAAAATTGAAATGTTAAAAGAAGAAAATAAAAAATATAATTTAAGTATCTGTAATTTACAACAGCATAACAATGTTGAAGAATTAAATAAATTAAAAAAAAGAAATATTGAAATTAAGCAAAAAATTTTAGATCTAAATAATAACAAAAAAGATTTTAAAATTACCAATAATTATTATTTATATAACATACTAAATGATGAGATGTTTCAGATTGAATGTTCTTATGAGCAATTATCCAAATTAATTGATTTTTTAATTACTAGTAAATATCATAATAAAAAAGGAGATACAGATGAGATTTTTATTGAGAAATCATTAAAATTTCAAATAAAAAAAATGACACAATTAAATGAAATACTTAAAAAGGAAGAAAAAAATTGGATAATAAATGAAGATGATGATTATGGTCCAGGACCTGCTGCATGTAGAGATTAATATAATTCATTAATTAAAAATAGTAATAATATAATGGATCAATGATATGAAAGTCGGCGATCTTCAAAAAAATTGATATTTTAAGGTATTGTTAATAATACATTAAAATAGTAGATATATATTATGCCAAAATCAACTACTGTTCGTAAAACTACATCTGCGACTGTTCGGAAAACAAAAGTAATTAAAAGTCATAAAAAAAAGTCGAAAAAGAGTGCAAAACCTAGAAAAGAAATGTTTGCTTTACGAACATGATTCAAGAGATATCATTAAAAGGTCCATAATGCTCTGAACCATATTGTGGACCATTATATAATTTCATTTATTAAAAATAGATCAATATAATAATTCACAATATAATTTAGAGCATTATTTAATTTAATATGGAAGACGGCGATCCTCAAAAAAATTGATATTTTAATGTGTTGTTAATAATACATTAAAATAATAGACATATATTATGCCAACATCAATTACTGTTCGTAGAACTACATCTGTAACTGTTCGGAAAACAAAAGTGATAAAAAGTCATAAAAAGCCGAAAAAGAGTGCAAAAAAATCTCCCAAAAAGAAAACTTAATCTAACAAAATAACTTCTTTTATAAAAAAATAATAACAATATAATAATTCACGATATGATTTTAGAGCAATATTTTATTTAATAGTTCCATGTAATGGACCATATAGCTCTTTAAAAAAATTGATATTTTAATTTATTATTCACAATATATTAAAATATATGGTATATAAGATGGAACATATTAAAATTGAAAATACTTGGGATACTGTTTGTAATGTCAATAATTGTGATTGTATGAAAGGTTCAATATATGTAAACAGAACAAATTTTGGTGGTATATATAATACACAAGTTATAGATATATTTACTGATAAATGTATATATAATATTTCTAAGGAGCCACATAATTTAATTATAACAAGATCATATGAAAAAATAGATATATTTGACATTAATGAAAATAAAGTCATATTATCAACCAAAAACATAAATGATGTTAAAAGTATAGATGCTGTCTTGATAATGGATACTTTTATGATTATTCGCTATTCACATCATTTTTCTGATGCAGGTGGTCTGTATTCTGATTATATGATATATAATTTTGATACAAAAAAGCATAAGATATTTACAGATTGTAAATTGTATGTGAATAATAATAAAACCGTATTTTTGTTTGAACTAAATGTTAATAAACAAAACCAGTTACCAGAACAAATATTCAATATAATTACGACAGATAATATAGATGATTGTATGGAAATTAAATATCATAAACACTCATATTACCTCCCATATGATAATAGTCGGGTTGCTTATAGTGACCTTGTGAAGTTTAAATGTATATGTGATTCAAATATATTGGTGTTTGAAATTCAACTAGACCGACAAGACTATCAAAATATTGAAACAAATTATTATGATGTAAAATCGAGAAAAATTATATACAAAAGTAAATATTCATTTTTGAAATGGATTGACACAAAAATCGTTGAATATGACAAAATATTACAAAAATGTAATTTAGTGTTATTTGTTAATAGAAAAATAAATAAATTATCAGAACCAAATGATGAATATAAAAATTGTGTAAGATGTCTTGATAAATATATACCATCATTAAATATATCTAATGACATAGATAGAATATGTAATGAATGTATTGATAAACAAGATGTGAAAAA